TGGAATTGATTGAAAATTTGATACTAGAGCAACTGTCAATTTAGTTATGCGTTTGCGTTTTTATCAGGCAACGACATTACAACAAAACCAAAAATAACAGTAAGCAGTAAAGAAAGAATAAGGCTATCGGTGAGTAACCAAAGCAGAAAAACTAATGCGGTAATTGGGAAAAATGCCACTGTTGCCATACTGAAAATAGCCGAAACCATAGTCAAAGTTAAGCCGCCGACGAAAAACAGCATTAAGCAAATAATGAATAGTGCACCAATAATTGTCAGTATCATCGCCATAATGCCCTCCTTTGTTAGGTCGATTATCAAGCCAAACAGTAAAACTTGTCAATAAGAAGTGAGCAAATATGAATAATTTACAACTTACCGTTTTGTTAAACGCCATTGATAAAATGAGTGCGCCGATGAAAAACGCCTCCAAAAGCGTGAGTGCGCTTTCTGAACAGTTAAAACAGAGCAAGTCTGCTTTGAGAGATCTTGAAAAAGTACAAAATCAAATGGGGGCTTTTTCGCGCACAACAGAAAACATAAAAAAAAGCACGGAGGCTATCGACAAACACGTTAAAAAATTAGACAACTTGCGCAATAAAATTGCCAAGATGAAAAATGACCGCGTCGATTTAAAAGGCAAAATCAAAGAACATGAACTTTATCACGCGAGTTTGCTTGCAAAGGGAAATACGGTTTCTGCATTCGGTGTTCGATTAAAAATTGCCGACATGACCAAACAATATGAAAAATTAAAGGGAGAAATTGGTTCAACAAGGAAAAAAATCACTCAAGAAGATTCCGCTTGGAAAGCAAGTCGTCTAGAAAAAGCGCAACAATTACTTCAACTTCGTGATTTAAAAAGAAGACTCAAAGAAATTGGGGTTGATACTAAAAACTTTGCACAACATGAGGGAACATTAGCTGAAAAAATCAAGATGGCAAATACAGCGATTGAGAAACAAAAGTCTGCTCTTGAAAAAGCTAATCGCGCCAAAGCTAGGAATGATAAATATCAAGCTCAAGTATCATGGCTAAAAGATAAAAGTGACCGCATGGCTAATTTCGGTCAGAAAACAATGATTAGTGGGGTGGCAACTGCCGGATTATTAGCAAAGCCGACACAAGAATTTGCAGCTGCAGAACGTGCAGCCACAAATTTAAAAGTGGCAATGATGGATAAAGACGGCAAAGTCTCCGACAGTTATGAAAAAATCAATCAACTTGCGACCGAGTTGGGAAATAGATTGCCGGGCACAACCGCTGATTTTAAAGATTTAATGACCATGCTTATTCGTCAAGGGATGAGTGTTGAAACCATTCTTGGCGGCACCGGCGAAGCTGCGGCTTATTTATCCGTTCAGCTTGAAATGCCACCGAAACAAGCTGCTGAATTTGCCGCCAAAATGCAAGATGCCACACGCACCACCGAAAAAGACATGATGGATTTAATGGATGTCATCCAAAAGGGCTTTTATGCCGGCGTGGACCCGACCAATATGCTGGGTGCTTTCAAAAATCTTGGCTCTGCAATGGATACTATCAAAATTAAAGGCTTGGAAGGAGCGAAAGTACTTGCGCCATTTGTGGCAATGTTCGACCAAGCGGGAATGGACGGATCAGCATTAGGTAACGCTATGCGAAAAGTCCTGCAAAAAGGGATGAAGCACGGAGATATTAAAGCAAACTTAAACAAACTTCGAAAAAAAGGCATTTTAAAATCAAACATTGATCTTGATTTTACCAATGGCAAAGGGGAATTTGGCGGCTTTGATAAATTCTTTAGCGAGCTTGAGAAGGTAAACAAACTCAACACATCTGAAAGAATAAAAGTAGTTGAAGGCATATTTGGTAATGATGCAGAAGTAACCCAAGTGCTTTATACCTTACTTGAAAAAGGTAAAACCGGCTATGAAGAATTTGCCACTAAAATGGAAAAACAAGCAACCTTGCGTAAACGCGTGGATGAACAACTTCGCACACTATCTAACGTCTGGGAAGCGGCAACCGGTACCTTTACTAATTTACTCGTAGAAATCGGTTCAACTTATGCACCACAGCTCAAAGCTTTAATAGATGAATTTGGCGCTTTAGCTGAAAAAGCGATGAACTGGGTTAAGGCTAATCCGGAATTAGTCGGTAGTTTTGCCAAATGGATTGCTATTGGCGGTGCGACAATGATTGTAGTCGGTGGATTGTCCACTTTATTAAGCTATACACTGTATCCTGTGGCGCGTTTAGGTCTTGGATTTGCAAAATTAACCGGCATTAATACCCTCCTAGCCAAAAGTTTTAACAATACAACAAAAGCCGGGATTACCGCTAACAAACATCTCTTTTCATTCAGAGGATGGAAATCGGTTTTTCAATCCGCTTCGTCCAGTGTTGGAGAGTTTATCGGGAAAATGGGAAAATTATCCACTTGGACTAACGGATTAAAAACTATTTTACGTGTTGCTATTTCACCAATCAAAATGCTCTTTATGGGGTTGGGATCTGTAATTGGTTTTTTACTTTCTCCGATTGGTTTATTAGGTACGGCATTTGTTACTGCAGGCGTACTGATTTATAGAAACTGGGAGAAAGTAAAAGCATTCTTTGCCGGGTTCCTTGAGGGGTTAAGAACAGGACTTCAGCCCGTGATTGATAAATTCAAACCATTAGTGGACTGGATTGAAAGTGCCTTTAACTGGTTTATGAAATTACTTTCACTAGTGCAAAGCACCAAAGAAGATTTAGATGCAGCCGCAAGCGCTGGCAAAAAATTCGGTGAGTGGCTTGCTGCTGGCATTAATTTAGTCACCAAACCTTTACAATGGCTAATGGATAGCATTCAATGGGTGATAGACCACATGCCAAGCCTTGATAAGGTGGCAACTAGCATAGTTTCAAAAGAACATGCGGCAAACATTGAAAAAATTGCTAATTATTCGATGGACCCGGCGGGCGACTATACATCACCTCCGCTACGACCAAAAGGGAGCGGCGGTTACGCCGGCAACGGTGGCAAATATCAACCGATGGGTGTTTATCACGGCGGAGAATATATTATGACCAAGGAAACCACCTCCCGTCTTGGCGTGCCGTTGCTTAACGCCTTGAACTACGGTAAAAACGCCTTATTGGCGACAGGATTGAGCATGAGTGTGGCAACTGCTGCGCCAATTCAGGTAGATAACCGACCACCGCTTGCTGCACCTCCTGCCGTGGCACAATCCATTGCACAACCCATGGCAGTGAACATCACCATCAACGCCGCACCAGGTCAAGATGAACGCGCCATTGCCCGTATGGTCGCACAAGAAATGCAACGCATCCAAAATCAACAACAGGCAAGACAACGCAGCAGTATGCGCGACAGAGACTAACAAAAGGGCAAAAGCCCTTTTTTGTTGAATCCCGTGTCTAACTTTGCTAATATACTCTTAAAGATGATAGCAAGTACAGCCAATGAGAATATTTAAAACCAAAGCCTTTGATAAATTCGCGCAGAAAAACCACATCACCGATGGTGATTTGTTTGATGCGGTCATGCGTGCGGAGGAAGGTTTAATCGACGCCGATTTGGGCGGCAACATCATCAAACAACGCATTGCAAGAGAAGGTCAGGGACGCAGTGGTGGTTTCCGTTCCTTTATTGTCTATAGGGTCAATGAAAACAGCTATTTTGTCGCTGCTATCAGCAAAAATACCCGTGACAATATTTCGGCGCAAGAATTAATGGCGTTGAAAGAATTGGCGAAAGCCTACGCCAAGTTAACACCGCAGCAAATTGAATCACAAGTGAAAAACGGGCTATTTATTGAAGTATTACCGGAGGGAAAAAATGAGTGAAATCTTAGCAATGATCCATGAAAATGCGGCAGATTTGCATGAGGCCGGATTGATGGATAAAAAAACGATGAAAAAATTTGATGAATTGTGTTTAACGCCGGTGCCTGTTTTTACGCCAGACGAAATTAAAGCCATTCGTGAAAAAGAACAAGTCTCGCAAACCGTGTTCGCCCACTATCTCAACGTAAGCAAAAATATGATCTCCGAATGGGAGCGGGGGGTCAAAAAACCCACTGGCACGGCACTAAAACTTTTAACCCTCGTGCAACACAAAGGCATTGAAATCCTCGCCTAATCCCACATAAAAAAGCAAGCCCACCGCGCTTGCTTTTTTGTTGCCCCCAATTCCACACCTTACCTCACTCGCACTTTCTCTCCGCATCGCCAAAAATACGGATTATTTAACCCGTAAGGCTACCCATGAGCGCAGACAACAACCGCAGAATAGAAAACCTGATCCGCTTTGGCACGATTGCCGAAGTGGATTTAAACAGAGCATGCGCTCGCGTGCAAAGCGGCGGAATCCTCACAGAATTTTTACCGTTTTTAACTCTGCGCGCAGGCTCAACAATGACATGGTCGCCGCCCACAGCGGGCGAACAATGCGTTATTTTGGCAATGAGCGGAGAACTCACTACCGCTTGTGTGCTAGTCGGCATGTACACACAAAACGCACCAAGCAACAGCGCAGACGAACACGTCATCAAATTTGCTGACGACGCCGTCATTAAATATAACCAAGCGAGCGGCGAATTAACCGTCACCGGCATTAAAAGCGCACAAATCACCGCCGCGCAAGTTATCAATATTGATTGCCCTATCGTCAACATAAAAGGCAATGTAAATATCCAAGGCGCAATCACAACAAGCGACAACGGAAAAACCCCGGGCAATATCAAAATTAGCGGAAAAGTTACAGTTAAAGGCTCCGTCGAATCCGAAGGGGATGTTAAAGCGGGCAATATCAGCCTACAAAATCACACCCACACAGAACAAGGCGACGGCAAAGACACGAGCAAAGCAAAATGAACAAAATAACCGGAACAAAAATTACAGACGAAACAGAACACATCCGACAATCGGTTGCAGACATATTGCTAACGCAAATCGGAAGTCGCATACAGCGGCGCGAATACGGCAGTTATATCCCGTTATTAATCGACCGTCCAATTAATCCCGTTTTGTTGTTGCAATTATCAGGCGCGGCAGTGATGGCGCTAAAAAAATGGGAACCGCGCTTGCAAGTGACCGCATTTAAACCGCAGGTGACAAATGGCGCAATAACAGCAACATTGATGGCAAACCAAATTAACACAAACAAAAATTTAACATTAGATAATTTGTTATTGGGTAGTAAAAAATGAGCGAATTAGTTGATTTATCTAAATTGGCACCGCCTGCGGTGATTGAAAAATTAAACTACGAACAACTGCTTGCCGCCCGCAAAGAAGCCTTTATTAATCTTTACCCGGAAGCCGAGCGCGAATTTTGGCGTGCACGATTGAATTTGGAAAGCGAGCCGATCACAAAACTACTAGAGGAAAACTGCTATTTACAGTTGCTAGAACGTGACCGCATCAACACCGCCGCCCAAGCCACTATGCTGGCATACGCTACCGGCACAGATTTAGACGTTATCGCGGCGAATTTTAATGTCGCGCGCAAAATCATCCAACAAGCTAACAACCAAGTGACGCCGCCAATACCCGCAGTTTATGAAGATGACACCGCATTGCGATTACGTGCTCAATTGGCATTTGAGGGGCTTTCTGTGGCGGGGCCGCGTGCCGCGTATGTGTATCACGGGTTAAGCGCCCATTCTGACGTTGCCGATATTTCTGTCGTCTCGCCCACGCCAGCACATGTTGTTGTAACGGTGTTAAGCCGAAAAGGTCAAGGCACAGCCGCAGAAGATGTACTCACTGCAGTGCGCAACCGCTTAAATGATGACAACATCCGCCCGATCGGCGACCGCGTGACCGTGCAAAGCGCTACGATTGCACCGTATCAAATCCGCGCAAAATTGCATATTTACCGCTCTCCGGAATACGAACCAATAAAACAGGTCGCACAAACTAACCTCGAAAAATACACCGAAGAACGCCACCGCTTAGGACGTGACATTAGTTTATCGGGTATTTACGCCGCGCTACACATCGAAGGTGTGCAACGAGTGGAACTCCTTGAACCAAGTGCAGACATTGCACTGACAAACGACAAAGCAAGCTATTGCACTGCAATTAACTTGGAATTAGTGACATCAGATGACTACTAAAACTCTTTTGCCAAACGGGGCAAGCAAACTGGAGCAACGCGCGGCTAAAATCCTCAAAACTGCGGTGGAAAATCCAATTGTTATTGCCGATCTAATCAATCCGGATAAATGCCCGGTGCATTTATTGCCCTATCTTGCATGGGCGTTTAGCGTCGATAAATGGGACGAAAATTGGAGCGAAGAAGTAAAAAGAATCGCCATTAAGCAATCCTTTTTTATCCACAAACGCAAAGGCACGATTAATGCCGTGAGACGAGTAGTCGAGCCTATTGGTTATCTCATCGAATTAAAAGAATGGTTTAACGCCGTGCCAATGGGCGAACCGGGAACGTTTAGCTTGACCATTGAAGTGCCGGAAACAGGATTAAACGAGCAAACCTATAACGAATTAGTCAGATTAGTCAATGATGTGAAACCTGTTAGCCGACACTTAAAACAGCTTGCCGTTGCCGTCTCGCCAACAGGCGCTATGAACGTATTTTTAGGACAGCAAACGGGCGAAATTATCACCGTTTACGCACAATAAACAGGAAGCAAACACATGGCACAATATACCGCTGTTTTTACAACCTACGGCACGCAATTACTGGCAAAAGCCATTGCAAATAATAAGCCACTCACCGTTACGCATTTTGCTGTCGGTGATGGTAACGGCAATGCCGTGACGGTAAACGCCAGCCAAGAACGCTTGGTCAACGAAAAATATCGCGCAACAATCAGTGCGGTATCGCTTGACCCACGCAATAACAAGCAAGTGATTTTTGAATTGACGATACCGGAAGATATCGGCGGTTTTTACATCCGAGAAATGGGCGTTTTTGACGCCAACAATAAACTGGTCGCCTATGCAAACTGCCCGGAGAGTTTTAAACCGACATTAGCAAGCGGAAGCGGCAAAGTGCAAGTTATGCGCATGATTTTACTTGTTGCAAGCTCAAATGCCGTTACGCTAACTGTTGACGATAGCGTCATTTTTGTGACGCGCGGACAACTTACACCGCAAACCATTACGGCAAACAGTGCAAACGGTGTAGATCAATACGGACACAGCCATGCTATCGACAAAGCAAGCACAACAAAGCCGGGCATTGTACAACTCACAAACGACACCGGGCTAGACAGTGAGAACCTCGGCTTAACCGCAAAAGCCGGTAAAGTATTAGCACAGGGCATTGCCGCCTTACGCCTTGCGCTGAATAACTACATCCCAAACAGTAAAAAAAGTAACGCTGTAAACAGCAACAGCAACGATACCGTGGCAACCAGTGCGGCAGTCAAATCGGCAAATGATAATGCCAACGCCCGTGTCGCTAAATCAGGCGATACCATGACAGGCAATCTGTCATTTAAACAAGGTGATTACAGCGGTATTAGTTTATATAACAATAATGAATACTACTTGCGCCTAGAAGGCAATAATCACGATAACGGCACTATGCTTACCGCAGTATATCGTAAGCCAAACGGTGAAAACGTGGCAGTGGCATTTTTGCCAAAAAGAGATGGCACGATTGCTTACGTTGATGATGTCGTACGCAAAACTGGCGATACAATGACGGGCACACTCTCAATTAATAAATCAACAGAGAGGTATCCTATTGGTTCTTATACTTGGGGGGTGCCGCTTAGTTTAAGCGGTGATGCCATGATAAGTAATGGCGTGACTGGTATCGCATTTAATAACAATGGGGCGCTACATTTAGGCGGTCGTAAAAATAGCCATGAATTTATCGCAACGATTGACAGTGAGGGGATTTATACCGGTGGTGTTATGCGTGCTACCGGTCATACCGCGAAAGCATATGGACAGGGCACATTTGCCAATCAATGGGATGACAAAAAAGCACCGTATGTGGTTCATAACCCAAATGCCAACGGGCAAAATATCTATTACCCATTTATCAAGGGGCTTAACACCAACGGCAGTGATTACGGCACAGCATTTAGCCTTGGCTATATGACACCGGGGACAATCAACCAATTTGGACGAGGTGTTATCCATCTGATTGAGGATAACGGCACGGAGAAAATGTGGTGGTTTGGGCATGATGGCACACTACAAGGTGCCGATTTTGCTACTAATGACGGCAAACGTCTCACCAAAACACATCAAACCAACTATGCCTACGTTGAGACAACCGCTAGTAATAATGTGTGGGGCGGGTTGAGAATTAACCGCAACGGTGAGTTCATGCTGGTTGAGTCAAATTCGCTCGGTGGATTTGACTTTATCCGACGTAATAAAGACGGTTCTAATGTGTATGCACTCAGCACACCAACTAAAAATGGCACGTTGGCGACATTGGAGGATTTCGGCGGCAAACTTAGTGGCAACGGTTGGACGCGTTTGCCAAACGGCTTAATTCTCCAATGGGGTACAGCAAATGGTGGTTGGGTAAATTTTCCAATCGCATTCCCCAATGCGTGTTTCTCGGTTGTGGGCACGCAAGGTCAGGGCTCCGACTATGAGCCTTACGTAATTTATAACATCAGTAACACCCGATTCTATCATAAGGGAAAAGTAGAACATGAAGCCAATGGCGCACACTGGATGGCTATCGGTAATTAGGTAATTAAGGAGTAAATATGTATTTTTTTGATAACCACATTAACGCCTTTTTGGTTGAGGGATTGCACGATATACCAGTTGATGCCATTGCTGTATCAGATAATGAGTATGAAGACTTGGTCGCTAAACGAGATATTGGTTGTCTGCTTTATGTGGACGATAATCAAGTTAAAGCAACGCCGCCTCAACCCAGCCCCACCCACGAATGGGACGGCAAAGATTGGGTGATTTCACCCGAAAAACAGACCGCACTTTTGGCTGAACGCAAAACACAATTACTCAATGTTATTGCAAATAAAACCGATAATTTCAAAGCGCAGTATCTTGTCGGCTATTCGCAAGCGGAAATTGACAGTTTTTATCGTCAAGAACGCGAAGCGCGAAATGAATTGCCGACAATGCTTTTAACCGAAATTTTCGAAGGGCGCGATGATTTAAGCTCAATCGAAGAATTAAAGAAAAAAGTGATCGAAAAAGCAGATCTATTCGCCATCATTATGGGAAAACTCTTCGCGATTAAACAAGGCTTTGAAAAGCACATTGATCAAGCAGAAACCATAGAGCAATTGGATAAAATTGAGCAGGAGATCAATCAATGGCAAAAACTGTAAAAACATGGGGCTATCACGTCTTGATAGCCATCGACCAACTGTTTAATGCCCTCATTGGCGGGGCGGCAGATGAAACGCTATCCAGTCGCACCTATCGTGGGGCAGTCCTCTCCCCTACCCCACGCAAACGCTGGCGAATTTTGTATCGTGTGATTAACGCTGTCTTTTTTGATAAAAAGCATTGCGAAACGGCGTACGAAAGCGAGGTTAAGCGGCGACAATATCCCGCCGACTTCAAAAACACCTAAAAACCGACCCCCCCTTTTAACGAACTGCGCGTTTTTTTTTCACACACACCCC